ATGGATAGCTTTGGCAGAGCTCCTCCTCTTTGGCCGCAGTCAGCTTTGCCTCGGGTCCCTGGTGCTGCTCCGTCGTCCTCTGGACTGCCGTGGAGCCGCGTCGGTGAGATAGCTATCTTTACCTTTGTTGCAGTATTGGCGCTTTACCTGCTCTGGAGTTGGGTGGGTAGAGATCTTCTCTTGGTTCTTAAGGCTCGCCGCGGAGGCACTACGGAGGAGCTGACATTTGGGCCCAGGGAGCGCCACAGTTTACCAGCTGTAGCTGTTGCTCGGGTGGAAAATCCTCCGTGTCCCAGTGGTTCAGTGGAAGCTAGACCGTTCACCGGTTAGCTGTGCCCTCAGCATGCCTCTCTCTGGAATGAAGCGTAAGAGGTCCGATGAGACGGGTCGCCGTAAGAGATCTTCTGGGGTGAAGCAGGGGCGTACATCTGCCGCCCGTGCTGGTTCTGCTGTTCGCAGGACTCGTCCCTCTCTGCAGATCCAGACGCTGCAGGCGGCTGGTACTTCAATGATCGAAGTGCCATCCGGTGGCGTTTGTGACCTTCTTGGTTCCTTCTCCCGTGGCTCTGACGAGGGGAACAGGCACACCAACGAGACTGTCATCTACAAGGTGGCACTGGACTACCACTTCATTGCTACCGCTGCTGCCTGCAAGTATTCATCTATTGGCACTGGCGTGGTGTGGTTGGTGTATGACGCACAGCCTTCGGGGAATCCCCCGACAGTGAAGGATATTTTCCCTCACCCTGATACTTTGACAGCGTTCCCGTACACCTGGAAGGTTGGTCGTGAAGTGTGTCATCGGTTCGTGGTGAAGCGGAGGTGGACTTTCACGATGGAAGTTAACGGGCGTATCGGTTCCGATATACCTCCTAGTACCAGCTGTTGGCCCCCGTGCCGTAAGAACATTTACTTCCACAAGTTTGTCACCGGCTTAGGTGTTAAAACGGAGTGGAAGAACACTACCGGCGGTGAAGTCGGTGACATTAAGAAGGGTGCCCTGTATATTGTAATTGCCCCTGGCAATGGGTTAGATTTTACGGTGCATGGTAATGCCCGTTTGTATTTCAAGTCAGTCGGGAACCAGTAGGTCCTGAGTTTAATAAAATTCCATTTTATTTCATGATAAGTCTAGCCTTGTCTCTGACAAGGTGGGTTACACAGGCAGCCGCTTGGCTGACAAAAACACTAAACTGATACAAACGGCGGCAGATCGTAGGCGGCTAAGGGATAGGAATATGAAAAAAAAAACACATCCAAACTGACATTATTGAAATTGGTCGGCGCTCAGACTTCGCTAGAAGGATGGGCTGTAGCTGACACCGCTGGCAGGCTGAAGAACCGCTCTCCCGGTTCTAGCATGTATGTCTCACAGTTTGCATTGAAATAGTCCTGCTGGGCAGGCGTCATGTCTCTCAACCAGTCCTCATCCTCATTGGCTAGCACTATAGTGGGGATGGATTTACTAGCTACTTTCTTACGCTTGCCGTACTTTGGATTTACAATATAATCCTTCTGGCAGCCAATCAGTTGCTTCCAGCATGGACAGTACTTGAAGGGTATGTCGTCGATGATGTTGTATTCTGCGTCCTCGTCGTAGGAGGACCAGTCGACGTTGTTCTGCCAGTAATTATGTCTTCCCAGGCTCCTGGCCCAGGAGGACTTGCCTGTTCTTGTTGGCCCGAGGATGTACAGGCTGAGCTTCCTGTTGGAATTAGAGTTCTGGATGTTTCATGCATCCATATCAGATCAGAAGTTGCTTCTTCCAGGGTTAAGCAACTGGGATTAGCTAGCATGTATGCAGAAGGACTAACCTGGTAGAGGTTGTTCTCAAGCCAGGTATTTATTGCCGTAGGATCGAGGAGTGCTGGTGTGCTTTGAGGGAAAGGACTGGTGTATATTTCCTGGATGTCAGGAAACAGTTTATTTGCCGAATACTCAAAGTATTGTAGTTTGGTGGCCCACTCGTAAGGTAGAGCTTTCTGTATCATGGAGAGGTACTCTTGCTTGTTGGTGGAATGTTCTATGATATCTCTTACGATATCATCCTTGGATTGCTTCTTGGAATTTGGCTCAGTCGAATCTCCTAGGAAGGAGGTCTTCCTAGGTATGAACGTACCTCTCTCCCAGTATGTAACCGGGTTCTTCATGGCGTATGCTCTGACCTTGTTGGCACTCTTTGCACTCTGAATGTTGGGATGGAAGCCATCAATGTCGAAGAAGCCGGAGTCAGTTGTGTAGACAGGTTTTGCACTCTGAGCGAGTACGTGGATGTGATACCCTCCGTCTTCATGTGTCTCCCTGACAGATAGGACATACACTGGTGTCCAGTGTGCAATGAGGCTCCATATGTGTAGACCTACAGCTTCAGGTTCTAATGGACAGCGAGAGTAGGTGAGGAACGTGTTCACGTTGCGGTGTTTGAAGCGACGGCTAGGAGTGGAAGACACAGTTGATCCTACGGTCGACATCTCTTTGGGCAGTGTCTGATTTGGAGCCTCAACCAACCTCCTACAGGTTTGCGATTTAGAATCACGCACTCCCCCTGCCCTCTTATAGGAGTGCTAAATGGGCTGGGCCGAATTTTTTCTTGGGCCGCAATGAAAAAGCGCAAACCAATAATATTACAGCGCTTTTTCATGCGAGGCCCACCAGGCCGACGGGTCCCGGTTCTGGGTGCGTTTTGTTCTTTATTGCCGGCTGCTTTGAAACGCCGGCTTTGGATCGCACTATAAGGGGGTTGTGTCATGTGTTCGAC